TTCGTATCGTCATGCTCTGCTTCTTCCTTCTTGCGGTTCTCAAGCCTTACTTGAAGCTCGTTCACTTTCTTGCTAAGTTCATTCATTTTTGGATCATGAGCGCCAAGTAGTTTATCGAGCTTTTCTTTCCCCCTGCCAATATTAATATCGCCCAACTCAATACCTTCTTGAGCCAAGTAGCTTTTAATTTGTTCGGCTTTCAAGCTTAAATCTTGAGGAGTCGCCTTTTCTATATCGCCAATGTCACTGAAGACTGACTGCAACTCAGAAGTAACTTTTTGAGTCTGCTGTTCTCTGTATGGGTTTCTTCCAGTAGGATTCACCTTGAAAAGACTTCGCGCATTATCGGCTAGTGCTTTTTTGTTTGCATCAAGCTCAATTCTTTGTTCACCAGTCAAATCGCCACCAAGCTGCTCTAACTCATTTATGCGATTACTGGTAGCACCTTGTCTCGCCAAGAGAGTGCCACTGCCACCTACCTGTAGAGCTTTTTGGATATCTCCGCCATTGGTATTGAACTCTGTCTGTACCGAATCACGATATTCTCTAGCTTCCTGTGTAGGCTCACCATCCTCATCAAAGAACCTCGAAGTGTCAATACCGTTCTTTTTGGCTTCTCTATATATCCAGTTTTCTTTGAAAGTCTTTTCGAAATCAATCTTTGCCGGAGCATTTAATTTTCTACGAGCTGCTTCATTTCCAAGGTTAACTCGATCTAAGTTTGCCTGATTGACAGTGCGCTTGAATCTTGAATCTTCTGCTGCTCTCTTGTCATCGATCTGATCACGACCACGATTATACCTGTCTATCCCTTCGATACGATTTTGCAGACGATTGAAGCGACTATCTTGAGCCGCATCTCTAGATCTATTATATAAAGTGTTTTCTCTATCCCTTTTATCTTGTGCAGCGTCCCTAGATCTATTATACAAAGTGTTTTGCTGCCTTTGCTCAAAATCTCTATTTGCTTGGCGAAAAGAAGCATCTCTTACTTGCGCACGTTGAACAAGACCAGAAGATCTTCGAGACTGAGTTAGGCGATTATATGCCGGAGTTATCGAAGTGGTGGTCCGTTGAAGCCTGTTCTGCTGAGTAGCATCTCCGGCTATATTATTCAATTGTCGTCTTCTAGCCAAGCCAAGCAGCTTTTGATTTCCTTCCATTGCAGTCACCATGAGTTAAGTATTGATTATATTAATATATAACACTAATTGTATTATTTTAAACAATATTCGACTAACAAAGCAAGTATTAAGGAATTGGTATGAATGTATTAGTGTAGTATGGCCAATTTTCCTCAAAGTCTATAAAAGGATAAAGCTCAAGGTCGTATTCTTGATTGATTCCATTCGCTCCATCAGATCCCACGACAGAAGTATTTGCTAGGTATGTTGGGTCCGATCTAGGACTAGATACTTCATCGACAAATGTATAACCTGACAAACTCTCATCTGTCTGTGGTGCTTGACCTGTTGCTCCAATACCTCCACCACCGGAAGAACCCTTACCAGAAACATACTTACCAGAAGAGCCACCATCACCACCGTCACCACCGTTTGAGGTGTTTTGAATGTAAAGTATATTATTATTTAACTCATACTCGGTTGTTGGAGTGCTGTATTCAATAGCTCCGTCTTGTGTGGCAGACTCAAGTAATCTCAATGACGGAGAACCTTTTCCCCCACTTCCTCCTGCTCCTGACTGTCCATACTGTGAATCACCTCCTGCTCCACCTACTCCACCAATAGCTCCAGTGAATGTTCTAATTGCATCATCTGGGCCGGAAACCCAAAAGGGACTCTGAAATTCATCTGCCGATACGCTGTCAGGATATGCGTCATCAAAGTAATCTACTCCATCTCCACCATTACAAGAATAGGCATTGTGGACTAGTGATACATTCGTGAATGTGCATGTAATTATTGAGTCTGCTTGAATCACGGGCTCTATATCAAAATATGTTGCATCTCTACCAGAGTCTCCTGCGCTAACACCATCATCGCCAGAAATTCCCGTAAGATCTAAAGTGAAATCCCGAAACTCACATGTTCTAAATGTAGTTTGAGAAGCATTGATCATATTTTTTACCGTATATGTTCCACCATCAAGAGCATTAGGATTTGTAAAGTCTCTTGTAGTCTCCCAGTCTAAAATATATCCAATGAATTCTGAATTTTTGATGGTATGGCTTGATTGTAAATTGATCATCTCAAAATCAATAACATTTGTCACTGATTGGCTGTCTCGGTTCTTGCTGATAGTCTGAGATTGCCCATAATCAAAAATACAATTACTTATAATCCCCTTTTCAGAACCATATTTATCTTCTATAAAGCTGAGAGTGTCACCAGAAGAATCGAAAACATCATAGTCAAAGCTAAATCCATCAACAACAATCGGATTTTTTGACCAGTCTGAAAGCTCATCATAGTCACCCCAAACAGCTCGGCTCTCGTCATAACCACCACCAAACATGATGTCGCTTATATCTGTAAACCCTGACTCCATGATATTTCTGATCTGAAACATTCTTCTCGATGCAGTCTTACCAGTTCTTTGAGCGATCGATGTTTCATTCCCGTCAAAGCCTCCATAAACTTTCATGCCCGGGAAAAATAACTCATGACGAGCTGTGCCTTCGTTGTATGGTCCTATAATAGTAGACACTCCAGTTATGACTGTTGTGGAGCTCGCCACCCATATTTGTCTTGGTTTTTTATCTAATAAGAAAAGATCTCTGTATCGAGAAAGTCCCCTAGAAAAAGTATTTAAGGCCTTATCCCAAGTAGAACCATCAAATTCAGAATCGTAACTCGTTTCAAGGTCTACATAAATAACTTCATTTGGAATCTCTTCATCTAGCTCTGGTGGACGCAAGCTTAATAGATATTCAACCTCTAACTTCAAGTAACCAAAAAGAAGATCTAAGTTTGTATCGTCATACTCATACGATGTTGACTCAGGAACATCTATGGAAAGCCTTTCTTGAAGTTCTCTAAAAAGATTTTTCTTGACTTCGCTGTCGGCCTCAAATGGATTAGAAAATCCAACTGCATTGTTTCTGGCTCTCTTCAATCTTGTCATGGTCTAAAGCCAAGCCTTTCGTAATTTTGAGTATAACGCAATACGGATCTCCTAAGATCTCCAATAGCCTGTAAGATCTCTGAATCATCATACTCTTCAATATCAATGTCAATTGCTTCTATGGCTGTATCCATGCGAGTAGACTCTTCTTGAAGCTCTCTGAATAACTGAGACTCTTGTTGAGTTAAGTCTGGATGAAAGGGGCTGGAGAAACCTACCTTATGCGCAGTCTTCTCTCTCTTGAAATTGGCCATGATCTCACCTATTTAAGTTTTGCCATACTTGTTGCAACGGCAAATTCACGAACAACGGATCCATTCTCGTCTACTTCAAAAGTAAATTTTTTATTTAATGAAGAAAAAGGCAATCGTCTTGGCTTTTCGTTTACAAAAGAAATCTCATAAAGCTCTTCATTATCGGCAAAAAATTTAACCTTTATTGGATAACCTGTCGCAATGACCTGAGCTGCGGAAAAAGAAATTGGCTTTAAAGTATCGTAAACTTTTATATCCCAAGGACCAACTGACGGATCTTGCCTATACTCATGAATTTTATCTCTAAAAATCTGTCTGGACCTAGAGAATAGCGTTAGACTTTGTATTGCACTTGATATGTCGTTATCTATTGAAACTCGCCATAAAGTACCATCTGGCACATGCTCTGGCAGCTTAAATACTCTTCCTGAGTTAATAATGGCATTGTGGACTAAACCCTGAGTTTCGTGGTAAAATTTTACTGAAACAGGCTTTCCGTCTTCAGTCGTGACTATTCCACCAGAAAAAGCACCAACATCAGCAAACTTTAACCAAGAAATTTTCCAAACAGGATTGTTGGACTCAGTTAAATTTACCGATTGTCCCATTGGAATAATGTTTCTTTCAAAAGCTTGGAAGGATCTAACTTCAGAATTCCCTTCAATTTGGAACTCCCAGTCGATACCATGAGATAAACCCTCAAAAACAACTGGATTGTAATCTGTGGCTGTATATGTTCCGGCCAAGACACCATCGACATAAGCTTTTACTGTTATATCTCCATCAGCATCTACTTTGAAGTAATCAAATATTTCTGGCTGAGTAAAGTGATACCTCTTTGACTTCCAAGTAAAACCGCTTGTTGAGTCCGTAGCTGTGAAAGTCGTGATTGCTTGAATAGTTTCATCAAGATCAAATCGAAGATTAACTACATTGCCTTCAAGAAAAATACTATTATCTGCCACTTTTGCCGAAAAAGTTTCTGGAGACAAGTCAAGCCATTCTGAACGAGTATAAAATTCTTTCGTTAAGCTTTGGATACTGGATCCCGAAGTAGCAAAAAGACCATCATGAGAGGTATAGAAAATAGTATTGCCAATTCGTGATAGAGATTTTGGGTCAAGGAGTGGATTGACACTTGATATAAGATATTTAGTCATGGTAGCAGGATTACCCCCACTCACTATATACACGTCCTCTAAAGTAAATACTACGACACTTCCACCCGATAACATAATGGCTTGAATATCGTCTTGAAAAGTAATTGTATACTCATCTGGCCACATATGGTATTTATAATAGTCGGAAAAATAAAGAACCTTATCTTTAAATGCAATCCCAAATTGAGCCGGATGAACAATGCTTCCCTCAAGAAAAACTTGAAGCTCGGCATCACTGGTCGCAGGAGGATTACCAAAAGGAGGTAACTCTTCTCGGAGTGGCAAGAATTCAGTGTCTCTAAACTCGTCTGCATCGGCTTGGCTCACTAGTCTAAAACTATTACCGGAGCCTGACCTATAAATATTATTAAATCTGTAGCCTGCACTAGTCCTATAAGTCTGCATAGTGGCAATTTGTCCAGGCAATAGCTCAACGGCTTCTGAAATTTCAGAAGGAACACTCTCGATCAATTCAGTCCTATTCTTGAGGTACGTTTGCATGTAGTAATAGGTGCGTCTTTTGGGAACTGAGTAATTGAGATTAATTGTGAAAGTAACTTCAAAGGGAATGAGAACTTCAACTAAATCACCATTACCGTCTGGATTCGTAATTGTTTTATCAATTGGGAAAGCATCAACATCTTCAATCTCAAAGTATCCATAAATGACACCTTGCGTGAAGTCATCACTATCATTAACTCGAATAATCAATTGGTCTGGCTTCGGCTTTCTGTAAACTAATGGAATACGCCCACGAGGAATGATAGAATTGTAACCTCTTCCAAGCTCTGTTGGTAGACAAAATGTCTGGTCTGGACTTCCGTTATATGGCGAATTCAAAAGCTTGAATTGAAAAACTGGAGAAATAACTTGATAAGTAAAGCCTTCTTCAAGCCTAAGAGTTATAGAAGGCAGTGAATATGTCAACCTCATGCCAGTCTCAGTATAAACTACTTTAGTGGGAGTTGAATAATTATTATCATGGAAATGTCTGATGTCATCAAACGTATTACCATCCAAATCCGTAGCTACCTGTGCAACATAAATCGAACGTCTAACTCCCACCCACTGATCAATGTTTCTGGCAAAGTACTCAATCTCCTTAATGTAAGGAGTCGAAGGCGTGGGAGTCGTAAAAACATCGCTCTCATCAATACCACTATTCAGCCGACCATCATCACCTTTTAGATCAAAGAATGGATTATCGACATTAATAGGTCTTAGCGACTGACTAACTAGGTCACAATTCTGAGCAACCTGTGCTCCCATAGGCGGAAGTTCATTTGGGCTAAGCTTTGGGATAATCCCCCCAAATCTAGTTAAGTCTACTGGCATTATGAAATCCCTTTAAGGTTTTCCAGAAAAAATTTATATTCACTCACCACCTTCAAGCCAGATCCAAGAGCAGAATCATATAAAGCAGAAACTCTCAAGAATCTTGGCGCAGAAGCAAGCTTTCGTTCATGTTTTTGAATTGTCATACTTGATCCCGATATAACAATATCAATAGACTCTGCTGAAGTTGGCGCAGAAGGAGCTGATGCCAGAACCTCACCATCTTTATCATAGAGTCCCCAGTCAATGCTTCCTGAGTTAGGCGTGAATGCATTACCATGCTCATCTATAAAATCAACAGTCATGGCGAAAGTGTTTTCCTCTTTCGCTATTTCATCAAGAAGCATTACTGGCATAATCTACTCCTTAAGCCGGATCACGACTTGTGTAGTCCCAAGCAGGAACTGTCAAGTCTTCTGCGATCGCGACTGTGATAGGCGAACTTGTATCCGTAACAAGGACGTGTGAATCTGAGTCGTTTGAGTCGACTAGAACAATTTGTTCTACATCTCCGGCAGCATCGATAGCAACTACTGTATCTGGAGTAATGGTGATCTTACGACCATCTGTATCTCCATTGGCTTTTGCGGAAAGTGTTACGTTCACGCCAACTGAGCTCAATACAGACGCATCTGCTATTGCTGTTGTGCCTGGAACGAAAGCACTAGTCGCTACATAAAGCTTAAGTCCGTTAGATCCATTAAGCGTAATGAGGTGGTCTAGTAATGCATCTAATGCATCGTCAAGTAAAAATTTAGCCATTCTATTCTCCTATTATTTATAGATTGTTGATTTATCAATACTTGGATAAATTCTTGTAAAGTTAATTTTACCATAATGGAAGGTAGTTACTTTTACATTGGTATTTTCGATATTATTTGAATTATATATTGATTCTACTAATAAAGATTCTTTAATGCTAGCATCTGTGGTATCCATAAAATTAAAATTCTGCATATTCAGATTTAATTCAAAAGGGTCTGGTTGCAGGAACTTTCGAGGTAATACGCTTTCAATCTCGTTCGTATTCTCAACATTATTTAATTCAAGAGAAAATACTAATTCTTCTATTTCGTTTGAGCTTTCAACAGAGTCAACTTGGCAAAAAGATAGGGTACCTATCTCATTTTGATTCTGAGAGTCTTCACTAAGCTTTGTATATACAGATGTATTTTCTGTTTCGTTCGAGTTTTCAATGTCATCTACTTGGCAGAGAACTAAGGTATTTACTTCATTGTTGTTTTCAGAGTTTTCTGGAACAACTGCTGCAACCTTTATACCGCCTAAACCTTCAGGGTTAGTCCCTATAGAAGATGCACCACCAGAGCTAATATCCAAAAGTGTATCTAAATCAAGCTCAAAGATCTTGTCAACAGTGAAATCAAGCGCATAAAGCCTGTCATTTGTACCACCTATGCCATGTGGTCTTGTAGATGGGCTAACTACGCTATTTATCTCAAGTAGTGTATCAGGATCAAGCTCATTATGCCTACCTTGAGAAAGACTGAAAAGACGTGTGGAGAATACCCTATCTTCAGTGCCGCCTATTGCGTCAGTATACCCAGTCCCAGAACCTACACCACCAGAACTTAAGTCGAGTAGTGTGTCGGGGTCAAGCTCATAATACTTATCATCAGTGGAGTCGGAACTGTAAAGCCTTGTATTTGTGCCGCCAATGCCTTCTGGATTAGCTGCTATAGCAGCAACACCACCAGCTGTGATATCAAGAAAAGTATCTAAATCAAGCTCATAATACTTGTCTGTAGCAGCATCGCAATGATATAAGCGTTGTTCAATTCCGCCAACACCATAAGGATTAGTTCCAGGACTAGAAACACCCCCTGATGAAATATCTAAGCGTGTGTCAAGGTCAAGCTCATAGATTTTATCTGTAGTAGCATCGCAATGATAAAGTCTATTAACCATTATTAAGCTTGTACTTCAGCAGCAGCTTTCTGTGCGGCTCTAGCAGCAGTTTGTGCAGTTTTCCAAGTAACTGAATCATCTTCGACAATTTCGTAGATATATCCTTTGTCGGGGAAAGCGACTTCAAGATCGGACATATCTTCAGCAATCAAAGGAAGAATAGCATTCACTTTAACTTCATCAGAGATCGGCAGATAAGCGATAGAATCCTCGCCTTCAACATACTGAACAGCAGCAGCTCCAATAACGGCTACGGAAAAACCCATATTTATCCAAGGAATTGGTCCACCACGAAGTCGCTTTCCATAACGATTTTTTTGCTTTCCGAAAATATTCAGAGGAACATTTACTAATTTTAGGAATTTCATTTGATCACCTCGTCAATTCATCATATTGGGATTTGTGGATATTCGCTCTATTCAAGTTTTCCGTATCGGCATCATCTTCAGACAATGCTTTAAATACTATGAAAGATGCGAGTTTGTCAGAGATCCTATCTTCTAGGAGAGTTTCTGTACTAAGGCTTACCACGACAACAAGATCTTGAAGGGATCCTGCTGAGTCTAGCCAGAACTCAGGACGTTTATGCCTAAGATCATATTGAGCTTCATTCAAATACTTGATTAGCTGAGCGTCAGACCATCTATAGCCTGTGCTCTCCGTATCGTGAAGTATTCTTCGAGCTTCTTTAATTGGTACTGAAGAGATCATGCTTGAACACCTCCAACGTTTCCAACTCCACCATTGGCTTGTCGATTAAGCTCCAAGCCGACTCCTTTGAAATAATCCTTTTCGAAAAGCTTGGACGCATTGTAGTCAGTCCATGGTCTTTTCGGCATCATCATCAAAGATGAAACACATCCACTTATTAAATGCTTCTTGTATTTACTGACAAAAAAGTCTGGAACTTGGTTCGTATTGGGAATGAGAGAAAAAGTAGCAACGACAGCTGCTCCTTCATTTGGTACGTAATAGTCAGGAAAACAAAGATTTCCGTCTTTTAGTTCGTAATTCCCCAAGGCGACTTCATTATCGTCGATAGTGACTTTCATTATCTTGATTATTTCGCCTTCAGTACTTTTTACCAAAGTGTATTCTCTCTGAGCATCTACACCAGTATGACTACTTTCTTCTTGCCAAGCATTAGTTCGCTCACAAAAGTCTGTGGTTGTCTTGATCATACGAAGATTGATAAGAGGTGCCGGTACGTCAGGCAACTCCATCAAGACCTCATTCGTCATACTGGTTATGGCTACAAGCAGCATTAGTTACTTGTCTTCGCGTTGGATTCTTTGCTAGCCTGTGTGCCCTTCTTCTTCATAGCAAGATATTCCTTTTTAGTGGCGGGCTTAATTTTCGTGTAAGGAAAAGTTTTAATTTCGCCAACAACTCTTCTTTCTTCTCCAGGTAACTGGCGATACTGTTTTGCAACAGCATGATCAGCAACTTGAAGATAGTTTGAAGGGACGATAACTGGAACATTTCTTTTCATGACAAGAATATTGCCATTGATACCAAGCATAACTTGATCAGCTGCATTGGGATTATCTTTGGCAGCAAAAGTTACCCACCAGAAGTCATGATCGCCATGTTCAATTTCTTTTGATTCTTGTTTCGCTGCAATTTCGTTAGCTTCAGCTAATTTCTGAGCTTCTTCAGCAGCAGCGATTTTTTCTTCAGATTCTTTCTGCTGAGCTTGGAGTTCTTCGATTTTAGCATTTGCCTGAGCAAGAGCATTATCTTCAGCAGCTTGATTCACTTCTGCGTTTTCACTTTCGATATTTAAGCCGAGATCTTCATTTTTATTCTCCGACTTTCCTTTATTCTTATTTGATGGCATGACTATGAACCTTTTTTAATTTAGTGGTTATTCACCTCAAAAGCCGTCATCCTCGAAAGAATGACGGCAAGTGAATCAGTTATGGATAGAATCAGCTAGGAGATGCAGTTGCACCACACTCGATTCTTGCAATCCAAGACTGGTTAAGGATCGCAGTAGCTTGGTAAGTCTTCCAAGAAACGAATCCAGTTTGACCGAGTGGGTCAGACTTAGATACTTTGCCCGGATTCATTACAGAAGGCTTAACTGCATTGTGGCCCTGTAGAGGAACAATACCGTAAGCGTTTCTAGCAACTACGATTAGAGGGTAAACATCAGCCGCAGCATCAGAACTGACTTCCACACCACCAGACAATAGAGCTTGTCCATCCGCACCGGCTTCTTCCCAAGGGTTGAAGAGGTTTGTTAGGATAATTCTAGTGTTTTCAATCTTGCCGATTTCCCCTGGTAAACACTTGTCAGAGTTCGCATACTTCTCACAAGGGATAAATCCTGTAAGACCGCGAATATCTGCGTCAAGGTCAGTGTGGCCCATTGCGAAATAGGCTTTATTTACCGGTTCAGTGGCAATCATTGCAGTCGCTTTGACTATTTTGCTAATTTCCATAGCTTTATTGCGCTTAAAAGCACGATAGACAAGGCGGAAGTCACCACGCGAAGGTGGGTTAATTACAGCAGCTCTGTTAGCTACGCCAGAAGCATAGAAAACATTTGTACCTGCTTGGAGTACGGCAATACGAAGAAGCTCGATAGTTTCGGCAGCTTGCTCACCGCAAACTTCCATCATTTCCATCAAGACAGGATCTTCATGTGTGTCTTCAATAACGTCAGAGATCTGAACCCAGTCACCATACTGAGAAAGTGTGGCTGTGATGTCAGTGAAGTTAATTGAACTACCAGTAGGAGTAACACCTTCTGTTAGTGGGGTAGTGGCAGGAACTAAAGACTCGTAACGTCTCCACTTCCTAACTTTGGACTTCTTCTTTCCTTGCGGATCGAAATGTCCAAACCTTTCAGTAACAAGCATGTCTTGTCCACGTGAAAGGAGTTTTTTAGCAGCAAAAGCAGCAGTACGTGGTGAAATATCACCATAAGTTTGTACAGCCATGATCGCCTCCTTTGATAAACCCGAAACAACGGGATTAGCATTTCTGCTCCGGCCTTCAAAGGGGCTCTGGCTATATAATCTCTAACCTACTCAGTTAGAGAAATTCTATTCTGGAATCTTTCTGGCACTTTCTGCAATAAAGCTTGATAACAGCGCCTTTTTCAATTCCACTTGCTTTAGCTAAAAGCTTTCCACAAGGTCTTTTAAACTTCTCGTATTTATTTGAGCACCTAAGCTCAATTAAGTTTTCATCAAGCTTCATTAAATGCGTCTTCAAAATCAGAGTCGCCACTCTTTTTTGAATCACCGGCTTTCTTGTCGCCACTAATGAGGTCTTTCTTGATTTCCTTCTTTTGCTCTTTTTTCTGCTTGATAGCGTCTTTCTTCTCTTCAGCTCTCTGACGACTAGCGTCGTAGGCTTCCAATAATGAAATAGCATCATCTTTATTAAGATTTCCGGCCATTGCTTGAACTCCGGCTGACTGAGCATCGAGCCACTTACCAAATTCTTTAGAAGATGATATATCGCTCGCATCAGGTCTTTCTTTTAATAAAGATGTCCAAAAACGACCTTCTTCTAACTGTTCAGTAGATGGAGCTTCTTTTCCCGATTCATTCTTTTTAGGAGCTTCGGGAACTTTTGCTTGAGCGTTTTCATTGATCTTATCGAGAACGAGCTTTAATTCTGGAAAGTCTGTAAAGATCTCCTTGAGTCCGGCTTGAGTTGATTCGTCGAATTCACTAACCATGTCATCCACAGAAGCAATCTTTACCTCTGGCTGCTCTTCGTCTTTCTCTTCTGGAGAATCTTCTTTCTCTTCAGCTTTGCTCTTACTGGCTTCTACTTCAGCCTCAAGCTCTTTAACTCGCTTTTCAAGTGCTTTTTCTGCTTCCGAAGGTTCCGGTGAACTATCTTTTTCTTCGGGTTCCCCTTCTTCTTCTCCTTCATCAGCTTCACCTTTGTCTTCATCAGTATCGTCGCCTTCGTCAGAATCTTTTGTATCGTCAGGCTTATCTTCGGGCTCTTCCGTATCTTCAGCTTTTTCTGAATCTACATCAGTCTCCGTACCTTCATCCTCGACAACTTCATCGGTTTCAAATGCACCAATAAACTCATCCGATACTTCTTCTCCAACTTCATCTGCGACAGTACTCATTCATCGACCTCTTGTATTTTTTTAGTAGCTTCATTAATAAATTTGAGAATATCATTACAGGAGTTGGCAACGGTCAGCAATCTTAACGCTTTAAGGTTTTGACCCTTGCTTGCACTCATCATTGAATCTTTCAATGCTTGCTCCTTTTTGCTCTGAATAACATCTAATAAGATCTTGCCTCCCTCGCTATAAGTGAGGTCAGCAACATGTCTTATTGACTCAGAACTGTTTAGATATTCAATTGCCTTCATATTTTAATTATACACTTGGTTATTGATATTTCATATTATTTTATAATAAATCATTGATTTTATCAATAGTTCTGCGCACTACCTGCATTTCCTTCTTTTAACTTGTTGGCTTCTTCAAGCATTTTCAGCTTAAGCTCTTCAGCCTTCATCTTGGTTTCTGCTATGAGTGATTCCTTCTTAGCTTTTTCTAGATCAATCTCAGCCTGTAACTTATCCATACTGAGCTGCTGAGCCTGACGCTCTACTTCTGCTTGTTCTTGCTCGGCTTGGATTCTAGCTTCTTCGTCTTCTTTATTCATGAACCAACGATCTGTATCAATATCAAGCAATTCAGTGAACTCCTTGTACATCTCTTCACGTTTGACGCTCTTACTTAGCTCTTCATCTCCATTGATCATTTCAATAGCTTGACGAATTCCGGCTAAACGAGTAACGCGACTCTGGAAACTACTGAATCCATTGGCGACCACTTTGTAATTGCCTTTTCCTTCAGCTTCTTCATCGTCCATATTGTGGTCGAGAAATGCTGCAACAACTGGCTGAATGATCCCAGTATCAAAGTTCTTGATAATTTTTGCGAGATATTTTCCCGACTTCTCGAGTCTCTGTGATAACTCGAATGCAGTTTCACGGCCAGAACCTCCGGCACCTTGTTGGACTCTTGGAACGGAACTCTCATCATCTGCAAATTGCTGAGCAAGATTAATCATACTGACTGCCGACTCGCCAACGTCCGCAAAGTTTAATTGTTGAATAGCTTGGCGCGCATCATCACATTCTTCAGACAGGTCAATCATTTTGCCTGGAACAAATGTGTCCGGTTGATCTAGCAGGAATCTACGCTTAACGGCAAACATAGCATTCGCTGTCAGCTTCTTGTTATCTTCAAAGCTCCGAACAGATCCATTAAGAAGCTTCTGGATCTCAATAAGGTTATCAGCAATACCATTTCCGCCAATAGCATCGATGGGCTCTTCCCAAACAGAACGATAAAAAGGTCTTTCGCCTTCATCAGTCTTGACGTAGCTGATAATTTGATGATTTGCCATTTTTATCATGACTTCAACTTCTCGACCATCCTCCTCATTGACTTCCACAGTATCATTGAGCTTGACTGAGAAATCTTTTTTCTTCTGAGTCTTAGTCAATTCATCTTCAAATTGCTGTGCGAGCTCTGAAGGAACTCTTCCCCAATACTCGATTAAGGTAATTTTTTTCTTGCGATTCTTGATCTCTCTTTCAGCAGGTCTTAATGAAGCTGTGTTTTCTTCATCATAATCGCCTTGGTGCTCCGAGATAACCGAGTTGATCTTATCCTTCAATACAAATTCACCTTTCATCTTGCGAAGATCAAAAGGAGAAACCATTTGTCTATGAATAACAGCTCTACCTGACTGAAGGTCATCTGCCTCAATGTCTCTGAATACATCCCATATAGAAAGATCTTCGTAATTAGGATAGTCATATTCTTCAACAAGCTTGGTCCAGACTTCGCTACCATCTTCTTGAGGCTCATATCCATAACCAGACTTCTTGATAGTTTTAACGGTCTGTTTTCCGTAAGTCTCGCCATAGATCGCAGCAGATAATACATTTTTAGAGAATTTTTCACTAACTCTGCATTCTTTCATCTGCTCGTTTATCGTGGCCGTCATCAACTCCTTCTGCTGTGTCTGAGCCTCCATCTCTTCTTTGGGTATCTGCTCTATCTGCTGTGAAGCAACGTCAGATTCATCAAGGAAATAAGGAAGCTTGTCACCTTGCATGATTGTATCCATTATGATCGCATGAGCAGAGATACATTTTTGCTTGGTAATTCCGATAAAAGTCTTACTTCTCCAGTCATCCTTCTTAGACTTACCTTTCTCATCTTTCTTGAACTTCTGATCAAGAGTCTTGTTGAAAGCATTGATATTGTCTTCCCACTTTAACTCAAGACATTTTCTATCAGTCTCGAATTCCTTAAATACTTTTGAGACATACATCTCTAAGCCGGTTTTATTTTCGTTTGTATTCATACTCACCTCTATTTTATATCGTAATCAATTCTATATCTGTCCATGCCATTCAAAGCACAGCTTAAAGCGTGGAGTGCAGGTAATTCTTTACTGTCATCACCTGCCGTAAACATTTTCATTTCTAAGTGGACTCTTCCGTCTTCAGCATAAAGAAGCTCATTCAAAAGATCCTTCTCGAAAATTGTGTGCATTGCTTGATCGTCATCCTTCCATTCAACTTGCATAATTGCCGGTTTGGGTTGGATCATATCGGAGCGATAAATTCTAGTCCGGTATTTTTTTGCCGTAGTGTAGTTCTGCCGATAAAAAAAGTGATTGGCAAAGTAGATGCGCCATAACTCCGGAAACCAAGTAGATAATCCTTCGAGCTCCAGTACTCCATTTGTAATTACATGATCGATAACCTTGAAAGACTTCTCTTCAAAAACGTAAGTCTTTTTGCTTTCTAAATTCATTCCACACATAACCGCGAAACCTTGAAGTCCATCTGCTTCAGTCATCATGGGAAAGCATATACCCCCACGCATCAGATAACGTCCGGTTGGAGCAATAGCATTTTCACCGAATACCAGTATGGATAAACGGTTGTCCACGTCCCATTTGACAGCCTTTGGTCTAACTTCCATTATTCTTCCATCCTTTTTGAGCGCCTTTGCCTAAGCTTCCGGCTAACTTCTTCGACTCTTCGTATCTTTTCTTTCCAAGTTCATAACCTCCCGAGCAACCATCTACCCAGTCATCATGAACACATGCAGGAAATTGCTCTAACTGCTCGTAAACGACATCATTCCAAGATCCTTTGACCATGAATACCATTCCTGCCTCGAATAATGGCTCAAGTACAGAAGCTCTGACTATCTTGTCTTTCGAGACTAGGCACTTGTGGACGATCGACTTTCCGCTCAGTATTGATTTGACTGTGGTGAAAGTATCTTTATATCCGGCTACAGATTCGACTCCTTGCCAAACTGTTGGACCATCCGACTCTGCGACTCTCTTTATCATGGCGTTTCTTTTAGGAGCTTCCTCCTGGCATCCGGATCCTGCACTTATGAAAAACTGGGGAAAGCCCTTGTATTCGCGATATGCACAACGAACTCCTGTAGTCCAGTCTGGATCGTCTTTATCTCGTTCCTTCTCAGTACTGGCCAAGTCCCAAAAGCGAACCCAAAGCAAATCAAGTGGAAGTTGTCCTTCTGTGATGTATCGAAGACCTTCCATAGCAAACATGTTTCCGCCTTTCAGCGTTGGCTCTCCTTGAAGAAGTGCAGCTGCTCCATACTTACCTTGAATAGCAAACTGCTTCCGGTACCATGATTCTGGAAATCTTTCTGGAAATAAATAAGTACCGTCATCCTGTCGAGCTTTATAATGAAGATTCTCGAATACTGGAAACTCCTCATCATAATCCTTGTGGTCTGGATTGTTCTTATTAAGTATGTTTCCGGAAATATCGCCAACATGCCAACGAGTGTTCAGAACGAGAGCTATGTGAACTGGAGCTAATCTGGATACAAAGTCCTGAGTGAATGAATCCCATCTCTTTGCTCTAACTGTTTCTGAGTCAGCTTCGCCTCTGTTCTTGAAGAAGTCATCCACAATTAAGAGATTTGCACCTTTACCAGTAGCTCCACCGTCAGCTCCGACGGCATAGTATTTACCAACGTGGTCTTGAATGTGTCTTTCAGAGCTACTATTCGACTTTGTATCGAGCTTCGTATCAAAAGTCTTGCCGTAACTCTCCGACTCCATGATCTTTTTTACATCCTTGGAGAAACCTTCCGACAAACTGGCTCCATAACTACCTTGAATCACTTCATCGTCTGGAAACATACCGAGAAAGAATGGCGGAAGATAACGAGAGCTCATATCACTCTTACCATGTCGAAATGGAACAACGATATGAATGTATGAACTAATCCCGTTCTTGTAATCATTAACAGCCTTGTCAATCCGAGCACAGATCTCGCGAGTATGTTTACCCACGATAAGAGGAGTGTTTGGCTTGAGCCAATTGTACTCCATGAACTGCTGCAAATGATCTTTCGCTAAAGATGCCTTGCAGAGGTCGTCATAATCTATGTCCGGATTGGCTGTCATTTAGCCAATGTCTCCTTTAACTGTTCTCTGACTTGAGTTTTTAAGGTTTCTAAATCACTGTAAGCCAAAGCGACACCAAATACTTTGAAGTAAGCAGCTTGAAGCTCTTCAATAATTTCATACTTGCAACACCAAAGCCGCCAAGTATCAGAAGCGTGTAATTCATTCAGCTGTGAAAGAAACATTTGAATTGGTCGGCTCCGGTCTTCGGCAAGCATTAGTTTTGCGACCACACTTAGAAGTTGACCCTCTTCAATTTCCATTTCATGAACTTTGATAGGATTGACCGCTTGAGGATCATGTTCAGCAAAAATATCATTGCCTTCTTCAATTCCTTCACGCCTGTCATGATTTGCAACATGAGGAAAACGCTTGATTTGCCTTTCATATCCTGATCCTTCAACGATTGTATCAGGCCGTTTGTGTATTTCGATTATGCGGGGTTTCATGCGTTCTCCAAGAATTCTTTACAGGAAACGTTATCAAGGTTGAATATATTAGTTGATCCAGAATCATTCCTTCGCACCCTATGCAGAGTGGTTGCTGAGGATCCAGTGACTGTGTGCTCACCGTTACTAGATAATACATTATCTGGAAAAGCTGCTCCAAATGCCGTGAGATTTAAGGCTCCATTAACATAATTTGACATGGTGAGTCTGTTTCTATATACCAACCCTGCTTCCAGCAAGTTAGACCTTGATATATAATTCTCTGAAGAACCCGCCAAGGCTGTATCGTCAAACTCAGCTCTGCCATTCTGTATAGTTGTGTAGGCTCCAGTAGTCCACCAAGAATCATCATCGAAATTGGCGTTTTCAATCAACTCTTCACCTTCCCACCCATCAGCAACTTGTTTGAATTTCTTGCTTTCTGGTGAATTGATAGCCATGCCGTAGCCCGGGGCATTCTTAGCAGAAGGTAAATCATATTCCACCCAATCACCTATAGAAGTACCATTACATCTTAATGTCAATGATCCTGTATTAGTCAGCGCAGTTGTGACCATTAAACTATCTTCGCTTACTCCTTGATATGGATTAGAAACCCATGCTTCACCATTTGGGCCTGAATGTGTCTTGTTGAATACTCCAGTTAAAATAGTGTCCCCTATACTTTGATTTAGTGCAAAAGTAACTGAACCTTGAGAATTCGCTGTATTCGTTATGCGTATCCTTCCAGACGGAAATGTCACATCTGCATTTGTTGGAGTCCAATTTGCAGGGGTGTCATTTATTATTTCAGCCCCCAAAGTAGCCGCGCGATTGCGAATAACTGCGGAGTCAATAAGGGATTCATCAAGGGGCATGTCGAGAACAAGAGTGCCATTATCATATATTTTAGCATTTGCAATTATTCCATCAGCATAAAAACCAGAGATATTATTAATTGTGTCAATAACTAGAGATCCGGTTGAACCTGTAGAAGTCGCCAATAAAGAGCCATTTATCTTATAAGTAATATCTGTCCCTACTCGCTCGATCTCCCATAAGGAATATTTATCCTCTTGTATATTAAATGTCCCCGATACTGAGGATGTTGTACCTGACGTATCAGTAGTTAATAAATTAGCAGTCAGCTCAATATTATTAGAAAAATTTCCAGCAGCGCCAAGAGGTCTAATTGCGCTACCGGTAGGTTCAGCATTAAAAGTTACTTTAAAATCACCATCCAGACTGATCTCTGGGATTGCATAATACATCCCTGCGCCAGAAGAAAGCCGGTGAAAGTAGCGGGCTAGATTCCTTAGCCAAAAGACCATTGGTCTAGTGTGTGGTCCAATTGAGAGCATCTTAGTACTCCAGAATTACATCAACATCTGTGCCAACTGCATATATCTTCTTAGGTCTACATGCGATCGGCTGACCTTTGGATACATTTCTAGTGATGTTGTTTGGTGGAGTTGCCCAGTCATCCATAGTGATAGTTCCATCACCTTGGCTTGTGATAAATCTAGGACAGTCGCTCTCAATGAATGTCTTATCACCATCAGAGACTTGCCATAGAGGGAATACTGTTGACGGTTCTACTAGTTCATCACCGCTTGCGATTGCAAAATTATCTTTTCCGTATTTCATGATATTCTTCCTTTTTTTTGTTTATTAAAAGCATTCTCGAATTCCGATTCCTGCTTATTGATTAGTTCTTTTCTTCCTGTTTATTCATGAGTGCAGAATCCTTGAGCAGCTAGCTATATACACATTCCATTTGTCGAGCTCTTCCTTGTTATCTCTTCGATACTTCTCTTCCTTCCTCTTTGCTTGATCTGGCTCTAACTTCTCGCGTTGAGCAAAGTGCTGTCGATGATCATCTATCATTTTCATGACCTTCTCCTATCATTCCAAGTACTTCGTTAAGTTCGTCATGGCAGTCTCTATATGTGTTTGGGTATCTTGGATCGTAGCTTGGTTGTTTTTTATACCACTCCATTCTATCCTTGATCTTCCGCTCTAAAGTGGCCATTACCTCCTTGATCTTCTCTTCATGGATTCTATTCGCTTCCTTCGCAGCTCTATTGATCATTCTTTGCTGATACTTAACCGGTACAGACTGAATGCCGAACATGCTTCTAGCGACTGCTTCCATGACTGGACATGTTTTTACTGTGGGCATACTCACGCGACCACCTGCCATGAATCTATCTCGACTCCTTCTGACTCTGAGTAACAGTCATTGAGTGATAGGATATTTGGATTGTCAGTCTCTTTAACACCAGGGTAAGCAAGTAGATGTAGACGAGTAGATTCAAAGTCCCCGAACATGTCGTGGAACTCATTTACTCGAATCATGCTGAGTCCTTCTAGTAGGTGGAGCTGAACGAGTGATGCTGTGTTGCTTATGAACATGATTTCACCTCCGGCCAGTCTATGTCCAGCTTCTCGCCTATCCAGTCGAAGTCAGATTCTTTGAATTTCCTAAAAGTTGCGGGAATATAAAAGAATCCATCGAGATAATGAACACATGTCCTCTCCCCTTTGAATATTGCCTCATACATAGTTGTATAACCTTCTTCAAAGACTCGCTCTGGCTTGTATGGCTTGCCGTCGCGATGGGTAATGACAAGGGTGTCAATAATAGGTGCGTTAGTCTCCCAGTATGGTGTACCTTGATATGAGATCTTATCACCTAATCGCTTGAAAGAAGCCAACAGTAGAGAACTTCCATTAACTTTGAAAACCTCATATTCGCAACCGTAATCATTAAGTACATCCCCGACTTGTGGCTTGATATCCATTACGCGTCCCTCCGGCTGAGCCATTGCATCTTCTCTTCAGTGGACATAGAGTCGAACATGGCCTTAACCTCTGCTTTCTTGGTGCCATCCACTATAGAAGCTTCAATCTTTTGCGTGAACATACCGATATGCTTGCCCAGGAGCTCGTTTGCCTTAAGAGCTCCAGACGAGTCGATCTTACCCCGATCATCTTCTTCTTGGCATTTCTCTCTTATCTGGATGAGTGAGTTGAGGATATTCTCTGCATTAATCTCGGTTTTTTCTGCAATAACCTGCCTTTTTTTAGCAATTATGTGCATCACCTTAGCATTTCTTAGCAGTCTTGATGAAGTTACATGTGCAGCTTTCACCGAGTATCCGGCTCTAATAGCTGCGTTAGTGGCATTTAGATCAATAATATATTCTTGACAGAACTTCTCTTGTTTTGCAGTGAGCTTGTCCATTTCAGTGTATTCCTTATAGTTAGATAATTTAATGATATATCAATTTTTTTATAAATCAACAACTAGATTAACTGGACAAACAATACAGGTGTAATACAGTAGGGGTACAGAGATAACAAAAAAAACAAAAGGTAATAAAAAAATGTCTTATTATATCGGATACTTAAGCGAAAATTGTCACCATAACCATGGCAGCGACTCTGCAAGCTATTCAATCAATGAGGGAAGTGTACCGAATTTACCAAATTACAAAACAGCTTTAGAGGAATTTAACAAGCTTGTTTTTACTGGCGAATATTTTGAAATCCACATTTTCGACTCAAGTGACAAGCTTTTAAAAAGTTATAGCAATTATTAAAACAAAAACAAAACAATAAGGAATAACACGATGACACTAGAAGAAATGATAGAAAGCATTCAGAAGCGAATGGAGCATGAGGACAATTTCACAGAAGAGAAGAATATGCTCGGAATGGCAGAAGCTGCTTTGGCTGACTTAATCAATTATTATAGCGATGGTCCTTGTTCAAGAAACATCGAAATTTGTATTAAGGAGTGGAAGTAATGACGTTTACACTTAATCAGACGGCCTTTCACGCGGGAGACAGCATTTACTACAACGGTCAGCCGGTAACGATTTTAGAGGTGCTGAAAGACTATAATCCCCACTTTGGTGACGCGGTGCGACTTTCTAACAATGTGATAACTTGCGGCTCCTGTTTGAGCACACTAAGAACTATTGAGGAGAACAAGTAATGAGAAACCAAAAAGATATAGATCTTATTTACAAACACACTCACAAAGACGCCAAGGGAATCTCTCAAGGTAAGAAATGTTGCATGTGGCTTGGAAAGTTTGGCACTACTCATGGTCCCATTGAAGTTATGCCTGAGGAGACATACCAAGAAAGGCTCAAGTCTGCGAGGAGCAAGGCATGATATATATATTTCTAATGAACAGCTGCCTTTTTATCGTGGCAATACTTTTAATAAACTGGCTGCTTGGCAGTCGTGATGATGACAAACCAGATTTTAGAGGAAAAAAATTATGAACACCCCGATTACATCAATCAGATTACAGAACAAAGAGAAGTTAGCAGAACTGGCGAAGAAAGATAACCGGAGCTTGGCCAACCTAATCAACCACATTATAGCGGAGTACTTAAAGAATGAGCGATAAACGAACAAGACAGGCAGGTACCAGAGTCACAGAGCGAGATAAGAAGGTTTTGGAAAGGAGAGCTGCAAAGTGCAATCTAAAGCTCTCAGAGTGGATCTATCGTGTTTTAATGAATCATAAAGGAGGTGATCCAAGTCTACCACGTCCACGTAAAGCTAAAAGGAAGTTGACGATAGAGCAAGAGAAGGTAAGAGAATTCAAAGATAATATTATAGAAAATCTAAAGAATAGATCACCTTATGAGTATTATACGAAGGAGGCATTCATAAAGATTAAAGGTAGCAAGAAACTTCCTTTCCCCGTCCACATTACGGATTTTGACTTTATTGAAATTAAGCACAATCCAGAGGATAGAATGAGTGTTATTTTTAATCGAATAAAGATGATTAAACACTCCCACTTGACTTATATATTTACCAGTGTACATGAGCTAGATGGGTCGAAAGAATCAGGACCTTTAAACCAAGTTTGGCATTATCGAGACTAAGGAGTAGTAATTATGAGTGAAGTAGAAGTAGAAGTATTTTTAAATATTGAATCAGTCGACAATGACATATATTTTAAAAATTCCAAAGACATTGACTTGTTACTTGCAAAGCACAGTTGGCATGAAGTGTCTGATATTTTCCCGCTTAAAGAGTGTCCACAAATTGGCTCAAGCATATCAGTTGCCCGCCACTGCTCAATCTTTCTTGAGTCTAGTCTGTGTGGTGCTTTTTTAACAACACTATCTGAGACTGAGGCATCTTTTCTTGATGATTGCAGTCCTATTGTATTTAACATAAAAGATGCAAGAGTCGAATATTGTGAGGGGTCTATTTGCACAATATCAATAGGAGTTGAGCTCCAGTAACTCGAACCAAATAACAGTATTTTTAAAGCTCCAAGTCAACCACGATTTGGAGCTTTTTTATTTGGGACAAGTACCATTTAGCTACCTCATTCATAAATACTTAATTATCAACAATTAGACAATGGACAAGATACCCTTATATATCTAAAGATATATTAAGTAATTTGTCTGTCTTTGAAAGATAAATACTCTTGCGTGTATAAAGATACGTGACAGGATGGTTCAACGTGACAGGTATTGCGGTTCATCCTTCACCGCTTATTACTGCGCTGAGGCTCGTTAACCTGTCCCTACCACCTGTCCCTATCCCTATCTTTGGAGCTGCTGTCTGGAGGTGTGGAAAAAAATAAAAAAAAGAATTGTCCAGTTCTTGTATTGTTTTATGTACATAGTGATATATAATTAGAATTAGCCACTGCAATGGCTCTAACTAAAACAAAACAGGAATGACACTATGAGCGACATATCACTACCACGCAGACTCTACAAATTTTCAGTTAAGAGAGAGTTCGACCAAACAGTTAATGAAGACACCACCACCGACTATCAGGTTAACTCTCCATGCTCCATGCAAAAAGCTCTTGAGAGTTTGGACCTACACATGGCAGAGCAGGAGAACTTTGTTGTCTTCTTTCTGGACACACGTTTGAAGATCAAAGGATTCGATATGTTGACGAAAGGTCTTTTGGATCGTTCGCCCTGTCATCCACGCGAAGTCTTCAGAGCAGCTATCATTAACGGCTGTTCAAAAATCGCGATCGCACATAACCATCCTTCTGGAGATTCTTCACCTTCACCTGCTGACATGAGAATTACTCAGATACTTGTCGATGCAGGAGAGCTGCTAGGTATAAAAGTTCTGGACCATTGCATTATCGGTTCGACTCACAAGGGCGTTGACTTTCACAGTATGAAAGCGCATGGCACAATGCCGGAGGCTCAGTAGTAGCATGACTGAATTTCAAAAACAAACTGCGATGGATATAAAGCATCACCAGAATCGCGCAGCTTGGCTCAATAGCATTGAGAGCCTTACATCCACAGAGAGAGCTCACCTAGAACAATCTCTCGACATTCTGGCTGATCCGCATAAGGGGCACAATAGCTCGAATCCTAATTGCCAATGTGGATGTCGTGAGGTGTTCGCATGACGGACTCATTTGAATACATGACCAATAAGGCCTTTGTTGGCTTCAAGTTGAATAATCTAAGCTACAAGAATGAAGCTTACTTTGATAACCATAAAAAAATTAACCACTTGACGGTCCTTGACTCTGTGTCTTTAGAAGAGCATCTCCTTTATGGCGGGAGAAAGTGCGGATGGTTTAAGAAGAATTGTGAAGCCATTGACAGACGTTATAGGAGATTCGCATGATCGACGTGGCGATTTATCTCACTGGCTGCTCTGGCTGCGCTCTACTCGGCTTCTTGGCTGCTCCTGCATCTGAGAAAGTGGAATTCATCAATCTAATCATGAGGAGGAAGTAATGAAAGCATTTACCATTACATCAATAATTTTAGCAGCAGCGTGTGAAAGAACAGCAGATACTAATGATTCATGGGCCTTGCTGCTGATTCTGAGCAACATGGCTTCGATGTTCAAAAAAGTGGGCGATGATCGCGATAAGTACGATAGGGCAATCATCCAACTTGACTCCATTAACGGCATAGAGCTCATTCAAGAAGCTTTAGACGAGATTACCGACAATGTGACGTTTGATCCCAAAGATAGCGAGGAGGCTGCGTTTATGGCCATTCAGCAGCATTTTGAAAGGAGCGCATAGAATGGGAGATCTAATAAATCTGAGAAGTGAAGTTACCTTTGTCTTTGATCACTGCGTTGGCGAAGGAAGCTCTTTTCTAATCTCGACAGGAGCTGATTCAATTCGCTATTATAGCAGTGACCTAGGCGGATTCTCCATCTACTCAAGTCCAGATGATCGTTTAAAGGCATTTTGTGATTATCACGGTATGCAAGAATATACAGTAGTCAAAAAAGAAAATGTTTCTACCTTTGGTGAAAACTGGACTGTAGTGGCATACATCAATATCGAACTGGGGGCATAACATGGGAGATCTAATCGACATCGAAAAATCAGCAGTTGAGTATGATTCTTTATCCTTTCCCGATTCCATGGCAGTCATACTGGAGTTCAAGAAAACTTTTCCAAGCTCTAAAGCGACTCGCGAATCCCTTGCAACATTCATGGCCATAAAAGAACTAGACAACCACAGGAGTGCATAATGTACGAGCCAGTAAAAAGAGAAATGGGCCAAGACGCTCTCACCTATAGCGGGCTTATTCGTGAAAGGCGGTGCGGAATGAGTGAACACAAGAAAAAAATTAAAGAATGGCTCGACGCGAATGTAAATGACGGTGATGACAGGAGTGGTTCAAGTGATCGGCTATATTTCAATCCAGATGAGCTTCAAGAATTAGTCTGTGAATTATATGAGGATGTGTTTGCTGAGGAGAACGCAGAGCTTAAGGAATGGAAAAGTTTTGCTGAAGATGAAATGAACGAGTATCAAGGCAGAGAGATTCCTAATAGTTGCGGACCTCGTGAGTATATACATTTTCAATCACTTGTTATACAACGGGATTTTAGCCAATGAAGGCCTAGAACGATAAAAATGGCCCGCACCTCTGCAAAGGATACGGGCCGGAATAACACTTCAACCACACTACTACAGGAATAAGGAATGGCAAAGAAAGTAGGCGCACCAGTCAAAAATAAGAATGCAAGTAAGCTTACAGGCAAGAAGACCGCTCGAATAGTTGTCCAGGCAACACCCGAAAATAAAGCTAAGTGGCAAAATCAAGCCGACGGCAACTTAAGTAAATGGATTACCGACAAACTAAATTCATGAATAAGTTTGACAAAGAGAAAGAATCTAGAGATGGTATGATGGAATTTCTACAATTAAAGGAAAGCAGTATGAAAGAAAATGTCACCATTATTATTATAATAATTGCTTTAACTCTAGGTACCTTATTTGGATCCTTCTATATAGCTAAATCACAGCCAGAGTACAAGGATAGAGCAGCCAAGGCAAAGATTGAAGTAGCCAAATCTAAGAAAGACTCCAAAGAGTATATTAAATACAAAGAAATGTGGGATGACAAGGATTACTTTAACTATGATTACTTTGACCTTGAGGGCGTTCAGCCAAGATCACCTCTATCTATAAAGCGTCTTAAAGAGCAGCATCCAGACAAAGAATACTTTTACGAAGAGCCAGAAAATAGCAGTGATAGAATAAAAAGGTGGGAGAGATTATCAAAAGATCACCCAATCTACATTCATCTACTCGCACAGGCACATATATACGGGGATGGTGTACTCAAAGACAAAAAGAAAGCCTTTAGTTTATTTATCGATGGGGTAAAGAAAAGCTTGGTTGCATCAAATTACCGCCTAGGTGAAATACTGTGTGAAGAAAGAGAATACAAAGCAGCCAAGAAATTTGTGAAGTTTGCATTCGATAATACAAAAGACTCAAATGGGAAAATCATGCTAGGGATTAGTCGAGAACAAGTTAAGCATTTATGGAATCAATACGAGCTATGGAAATATTAAAATAAAAAAAATAAAAACAAAAAATCAATTTGACAAAATTTAGTTTTCGCTATACTTGGTAATGCAAGAGGCTTAAGAACCTCAAAGTAAGAAGCGAAGGCCATATCGTCAAATTGGTATCCTTCCACAAACGCAGCATACTAGAACTTCATTCTGGTCTGCTCAGGTGGCACACTATCGCAAGACGTGTGGCTCTGACTTCTTACAGAGTTCTTAACCTCCTGAGTGGATCTTCTTTCCTTAAGAAGAAAGAGATCCTTAAACTAAATAAGAAGATTAAGGATTCAACTATGAATGCTATTGCACACATGCCAACCACCACAGAAATGTCCAGTCTCGAAATTGCAGAACGCACAGGCAAAGAACATAAAAATGTAACAAGAGATATTGAAACAATGTTTCTTGAGCTTGAAATAGATAGGCTCAAATTTGAGCGCATCTACAAGGACAGCCTAAATCGTGACCAAAAATGCTACAACCTGGACAAAGACCTGACGCTCTGCCTCATCTCCAAGTACGACACTAAAACGCGCATGGCGATAATTAAGAGATGGAGGGAGGTAGAAGAAGCCGGGCAAGAGCTAGCCAGAGCGATCGAGCAAGCTGACCCAGTTATCCTAAGAAAAATGGCGGATATGTCCGAAGAGCTGAATAACCTAAAGAATCCAACTCGACAAGTCGTAGACCAAGCAATCCTCACAGAAGATCACTTCTTGTACTTCAAATCAATAAGTATGCTCAGTAAATTTTTCAAGAGAACAAGGAATGTCATCGAGTCAGTAGTCAAGACAAACCAGATTGACTACATCAAGAGAATCAATAACGGCTATGAGTACCTTGCCTATGACGAGCGACAAATACAGCCTCTTATTCCTGCGAAAGCAAAGAAGTACACTTACAGCCCTGATATTGTAAAAGTTCCCTCCGTTAGAGAAACTATCATTGCAGAGCTTGAAGAAGACTGGAGCTTTATTCTGGAGAAAGATTCTAGGCTATGCGCTCTTGCTGATTATTTTAATTGTAGTGGGAAGACTATTCGTAGAGCTGTAAAGGAGATGCCCGACTTTTACATAGAAAATTCTAATGTTTGTAGACGGGCCGGAATAACTAAGTAAAAATTATCATGGGGCTACTGCAATAGCCTCAATAAAAAAGCCCTTGATTTCAGAATCAAGGGCTAGGAATACATTGAATTAACTATGCAATAGCTTTAGCTCGATTATTTCAAACTGAGCTTCAATCAGCTGATCAAGATACACGTTTTTGTCGTGAGTTGCAGCATTTAAGGATTTTTTAAGCTTTGAGATATCTTTTCCAATTTCGTCATATTTTGCTGATGTTTCATTTTGAGTTTCAATTGAAAGCTCTCCGAGATCAGTGATACTCTTGCAGATAGCGGCAGCATCTTCTTCTGTGAGCGTTCTTCCCTTATGTCCTTTAATGGCTTCTGATATTTCTCTGACTTGGGTTTTGACAAGTTCTTCATAACTATCTCCCATTTTTCCAATTTCCTATTTATATTCTCATTATCCATGCCACATCTTCGGCAAAAATAAGAGTATGTCTTTATGTTAAAATACTTCAAAAAATTTACACATGCAAACTTTACAAGTTTAAACATGTTGTAATCGAATGTACCGCGTACACACGTTTTTGCAAACCATCAAGTGAAACTATAAATTCAAAAAAACATCATTATTGAATTGGATAAACAAAAAAAATACCATCTAATAAATAATAGTTAGTCGGAGGTAACATAAATGTCCCCTACCCCCTGTTATACTAGGGTGAGTAAAAAAAGTAAATAAAGGGAAGATCACATGGAAGTATTAAAGTTAGAGGATTTCAGATCACTAGAAAAGCTAATGCTCACTGAGAGCGTACAGAATGCGTACAGTTTAAGCACAAAGTGTACGCAAGAAGGCGTACAAAGACGCGTACAGTCAAAAGATGAATATAGTCATAAATAATTAATCTATAATGTATTATGATTATATTTTAATGGTGGGACGACAGTTAGAAAGGCTTTGTGACATCGTTAATAGAGAAACACTTACGAATATAGTGTATGATTATGCGTACAGAATGCGTACAAAAAGAGTGACTACTGGCGTACAATTACCGCTTCATCGATATACTTCACTTTTGCTTCATCACCTGACAGAGTAACATGCAGCTCCTTCGCTGTTAGGTGGCCGTAATGCTCCATAAAGACTTCTCGCTTATTTCTTGTCAGAGCGCAAGCCTCATCAATGCTATAACCATTCCGAATCAGTAGAGATCCAAAAGTATGGCGAAGATCACGAGCCTTTATTTTATTAGCCAGTATAGGCTTTGTGAAAGTATCTTCTTTTCCTTCATGGCTATACCTTCTGCCATTCAGCTTTCGTGAAAGAGCATCATTGGTCCACAGCTCTTTTTTGGAGTTGGGTTTCGCGAAAAAATATTTTTCTCCAACATGACCATCTTCAATAAACTTGAGCAAATGTGGAAGTAAATACTTAGCATCCACTGGCACAGAATCGCTTCTATTTTTCGTTTTAAGTCCTCGTTCATCATGCCATTCGATTTTCAGAAAATAAACTTCCGCTTTTTGGTCGTTGATCTGCTTAGTTGCTTTTGTGAAGTCATCCACACGAATACCAGATAATTCTTTTAGACCGATCCCGGCATAGGCCATTGTCGCAACGATCGCGCTCCAGTAAGAGTCAAGACCCAATAACATGTCCTCGATGACATTTAGATCATGCCAGATTATTTTTTTCTTCTTGGTAATTTTTTTCTTAAGGAGAACTAGGCCTGTAATGGGATTCTGGAACTCGTACCGATCAGCAGCCCATGTAAAAAATACTGAGAGCATTGAACGAACTCTTTTTTTTCGGTATTCTGGATCCGGAGATTTTTTTGCAAGCTCCATGATAAAGTCTTTGATCTGTGCCTTGCTGACTTCTGCCGGAGAAATGTCGTCTGGAATTTTTTTTGCGAATCTTCTATTCATTGATAATATATCAACGCAAGTGCTATAAGAAACTGTATCTCGATACTCTAACTCGAACTTATCAATACACTCGGAAAGAGTGCCTGTGTCATTGGCTGCATTGATCTGCTTGGCTATTACTGAGCGCTTAAGGTCTTCATACCCCTTAACCTCTTCAATGAGCTTCTGAATTGTCTTTCCGCGTTCATCGTGGCTGACCAGGAGTTTAGGGATCTTCACCATGATTCTAGTAAAAGTTTCTGCCAGACTTTCGTCTATGCCTTCAACGACATCGAGAATTTTATCTAATGCAATAATTTCTTTTTTCGTGAAAATTTCTTCAGTAAGATTTGTCTTAAGAGTAATCTTTGATTTTTCTTTATTGAAATAAGCCTTGTATATTCGCTCATCAACAGCCAAGGCAATATCATCATCTTGGCTCAAACCTACTATTCGCGTATACTCATCAATCAAAGACTGAGCAATGTCCCTATCTGACTCGCCAGTCATAACTTGCTTTCGTTTTCCATCCACGTTATAGATGTGGAAGGAGTACTTGCTTCGCCCTTTTTCTAAATTAAGCCTTGGTTTCTTTCTCACACAAACTGTTCACTCAGCACTTGAGAAACAAATGCAGCGAATATAGGAAAGTCATTTGCGCTTAGTGTAAAAAAATCTTCTTCCGAGTAGTCGGCCTCCATCCACTCAGCGAGCTTTATAATAGGTATGTTGAATTTATTCCTCATGTCTTCATAAGATAATTTATTGTCATCTTTATATTTTTGAATGTTGCTTATGATATTCACATCCATTCGACAGTGCGCAGCAGTCTGGTCAGTAAATGTAGATGTTTTTCTTTTCATTGATTTTTGAAGCTCTTCTGGATCTCTGTATTTATTAATATAAGGCTCAAGAGCCATCATCAACTTAGGCCTTATTGTTTTAGTCATGCCCGTCAAAACATTCCCAATACTTCCATGACTTGTCCCTATTAATTTCCCTGCTTCGCGAAGAGTCAGTTGCTCTTCAGTTAGCCATTGCTGTATGGCGGCTTTAAAATCTTCTGTAACCCTAGTCAACATAATATTTCCTCCAACATTTCGCTTATTTTAAAAATTGATAAAAAAACACACATAGCTACATCAAACTATATATTCTCTGTAACCTCATGTCAATACAACAGTAACAAAAACTAGACGAGTTTCCTTGTCCAACTTTTGTTTTTTTTGTCCATAAAAAACAGAAACTATACATTGATTTACATAAACTATAGACATACTATCATATCTCAACAATCAACCAAACGAGATGCAAATGAACAAACCACTAAAAAAAGCGATAAAGGATCGCGGCCTAGCCAAGACAGATGTTGCTATTTTGGCAAAGATCTCCGATCAACACCTTAGAAAATTACTGAAAGGTGAAGCTGACAATCCCAGAGTAAAAACAATCAAGGAATTATCACGAGTTCTTCAGGTTCCTGTTACTGAGTTAGGCTTTTTTTGAAAAACCTGTCTAGTTTCCATCCAGTTAATCCAACTGTTAGAACTATCGAGGACGCTATAAGTCTCTGTAAAAAAGGTATAACTCATAATTTTATACCGATATCTACTACAAAAATAAAACAAGAAAAGGAATTTTCCGGAAATAAAAAAAAGCTGTAACGGGAATTACAGCTTTTGGATAACATCAAACCTAATTGAGAAACATAAATGTCGAATAAAAATAATCCAGTTAAAATTCATTCTTTAGAAGTTGAGAACGTCAAGCGTGTGCAGTCTGTATGCTTTACTCTCTCTCCTGATGGACTGACACTTATAGGCGGAAATAATGGCGAAGGAAAGACCTCTATCCTAGATAGTATCGCTTTCGCTCTTGGCGGTAATGCCAAGAAACCATCGAACGTTCAGCGCGAAGGCTCAATGGCTCCACCTAAGATAAAAGTAACTTTATCGAACGGCCTAATAGTCGAGAGAAAAGGAAAAAATTCAACTCTCACTGTTACGGATCCTACAGGCAAGACAGCCGGACAAGCTTTACTAAACTCCTTTATTAGTGAGCTTGCTCTGGATTTGCCAAAATTCATGACAGCCAATGATAAGAAAAAAGCTGAAACTCTCCTAAGTATCTTGGGTGTTGGTGACAAATTGGCAGAGATCGACCACAAGGAAGCTGAACTTGCAAACGAGCGTACTGTAGTTGGTAGAGAGCTGAAGAGCAAGAGTGGCCATGCTGAGCAAATGCCATTCTATCCTGATCTACCACTTACACCAATTTCCGCAAGTGAATTAATCAAGCATCAAAGCTCAGTACTGTTAAAAAATGCTGAGAATGAGAAGCTTAGGCAACAAACTAAGAGCCTAGAAGACCAAGGCTTGAATATTGCAGCAGTCATCACTCATAAAAAAGATCAACTAGACTCACTCGCAAAAGAGATCTCGGACTTAGAAAAAGATCGTGATGAAATCAGGACCAAATATTCTGAGTCTAAAAAGAGTGCCGACCAAGTACAGGATGAAGGCACTGAAGAAGTCGAAAAGCAGTTAAATCAAATCGAAAGCACTAATACTCATATTCGCTGCAATCTCGAAAAACAATCAGCCACAGAGGAAGCCAAAGAGAAGAAGAAAGAATACGACTCTTTGACTGAGAATATTGAAAAGGTTCGCCAAGAAAGACTGGACCTCCTCAATGGCGCCAGACTTCCGCTACCGGAGCTCGGCATATCTGACGGCAAGCTGACGTACAAGAATCAGAACTGGGACTGCATGTCTGGAGCTGAACAGCTAATCGTTTCCACTGCCATTATTCGACAGCTTAAGCCTGAGTGTGGATTCGTCCTCACTGACAAGCTTGAGCAGATGGATTCAAACACTATTGCCACATTCAACGACTGGCTCATCGAGCAAGGTCTTCAGAATATCGGCACAACAGTCGGTGATCGCGAAGAATGCACCATCATCATTGAAGATGGGCTCGTGGCAGAGAACCGCACAATCACCAAAACAAAAACCAAACCAAAATGGGAATTCTCATAATGAATATCACCACAGGTAAAAAAATAAAGGCTCAAAGAATCGTCATTTATGGCGTGGAAGGAATCGGTAAGTCAGAAATGGCATCACGATTTCCGGATCCAGTTTTCTTAGATACTGAAGGTAGTACGAACCACCTTGATGTCAGTCGCCTCGATGCTCCCACTAGTTGGGCACAGCTCATGGAGCAGATCAGATGGATAAGCAATCCAAACAATCACTCATTCAAGACTTTTGTTCTTGATACCATTGACTGGGCAGAGAGATTGTGTGCTCAGCACATTTGTCAACACGGCAATGTGGCAGGACTTGCAGACTTCGGTTGGCATAAAGGATTCGTTTATCTTGCTGAAGAGATGGGCAGAATGCTCGATTTACTCACTCATGTGACTGATAATGGCATCAACGTTGTCATCCTTGGCCACAGCCACATTCGAAAAGTAGATCTTCCAGAAGAGTCTGGTTCATTCGACAAATACGAATTAAGGCTTGAGAAGAAAGTGGCGCCACTTCCAAAGGAGTGGGCTGATGCCGTTATCTTTTGTAATTTCAAAACCTTCCTCGTTGGAGAAACTAAGAAAAAAGCTAAAGGTGGCAGAAGAGTTATCTGCACTAAGCACCATGCTTCTTACGACGCAAAAAACAGATATGGAATGCCTGACGAGATCGACTTTGAAGGAAGCCCACAAGCTCTGTATGATGCCATTGCAGGACACATCCCCGTTAGAGCTACAGGACAAGCCAGTCCACAAGCTCAACAACAGCCTGTCCAACAAACTCAACAACAAACTCAACCTCAGCAACAAGCGGTCGTTAATCCGGCAGCACAGCAGCAGGTTTCACAAAGTCCGGTGCAAGAATCAGCTGAAGCTTGTCGGCAGCGATCACGGCCAACGACTCAAGCCCCAGTAGAAACTCAACCACAAACTAAAGGAGAACCGACTTTCTATACTCCTCTTTTTGACCTGATGGATACTTGCGAAGTATGGCAGTCAGAAATTGAAGCTATGGCAGTCAGAAGTGGCCATTTTCCAGAAGGAATGAAAATGGGCGAATACCCTCAAGACTACCTCGAACACCTCGTGGGATCTTGGAACGAAATATTTGAATTAATTAAACAACACAGAGGTCAGTAATAATGAATAACGATTACACACAATTCGAAAATCAGCAGTACCAAGCTCCTACTCAAACTCAGCAGCAGCAGGTAACACCACCACAGCAGTATAACCAAAATCAGCCGTATGGCGGAGCTCCACAGCAGCAGCAAGGTTATCAGCAGCAATCTCAAGGCGTTCAAGCTGACGATGACGATCTTGATATGAACGGGACCATTGAAGATGATGGTCAAGATTTTGTCTTACTTCCTGCCGGAACTTACTCGTTTGCCGTGGTTGACTTTGAGCAAACAACCTACCAAGAGAAACCAAAAGCACAGGGGATGCCCGGTAAAGTTCGCAAGAGAATGATCGTTAGCATTCAAGTTGAGCATGAAGGCCAAAAGCACACTCTTAAGGACTCTTTAGCTCTTAAGAAGAATATGGAGTGGAAGTTCTGCCAGTTGTTTAAGGGAATTGGAGATCGCAAGAAAGGCGAAAGACTCGTAATGGACTGGAATAACATTCGAGGCAAAGGTGGAAAGGTTAAAATTAAAGTTGATTCGTTTAGAGGAAACGACGGATCTACCAAGCAGTCAAACAAGGTTGACCGTTATTTAGATCCTGCTGAATCGGCTCCACAACAAGCTGCTCCACAGCAGACTCAAGTTCAGCAGCCTACTTTTCAGCAACCGCAACAACAAGCTGCTCCACAACAGCAAGCTACTCTTGTGAATGGCAACGTGCCAAACCCAACTGGACAAGCCGGTAATTGGGGCAATGGCGGATTCCAGTAACCAACTATATGCGCTCATGGACTGGGCGCTAACCTTGAAGCCGGAGGACTTACCTTCGGCTCCTTGGAAACTTCGCAGCTGTGTAACAACCACAGATAATAAAAAATTCCTTACATCACTTCAACGAGACATCCGGAAAGGGCCAACTAGCCCACGAGCTAAGTACGGAGCACTCCAAGAAGATGTAATAAAAATTTGGAACGTAATAAATGAAAATGAATAAGAAAGAATACACGCTCTTTGATGGAGCACTCATGACTGAGCTTGTCAGTAAAATCGGTGAAATTAAATCAAAAATCAAAAAGAAGACTCAAGCAGACATAACTGATTTCATCAACCTTAAAGCAACGACAGGCTCAATACACACAAATGCAGTCAGTAAAATATTGAGAGGATTTGCCCCAGTATCGAATGAAAGAATTTTGGTAAAAATGATCGAGGCTATCAGAGAAGCATATGACAAGCTCGATGAACTAGACCTCGACTTCAAGTCGGAGCCAGAGCTAGAGCCAGAAGTCAAAAAGTCATCAATGACTAGACACATAATGATCGACATTGAAACTCTCGGCTTAAAAGACAACGCAGTTATCGCGTCAATTGGAGCAGTTTGTTTTGATAACAAAGAGAACATAGATGAATTCTATACTGAGCTTGGTCTTCAAGAGCAAATCAATGCAGGTCGCTCAATTGATATAGAAACACTTCGGTGGTGGGGTATGCAAAAGACTCCGGCTCCTTTTGGCGGAGATGACGTTAAAGGTCCACTTGCTGACCTGCATTGCTTCATTGAAAAACAAATACCCGAAGATGTTGAATGCATGATCTACATTTGGGCAAATGGCGTAACCTTCGACATCACAAAGCTTCAGTCAATATTTACCCAGTTTTACGATTATGTGCCATGGGGATATTGGCAGATAATGGATTGCAGAACTCTTTCTGAATTCTGGCCAGAGTCTCGTGAAGCTTGTGGAAAAAATAATCACAACGCTCTTGAAGATGCCAAGAATCAAGTTGAATGGCTTCGTGGTATCAACGAGAAACTGGACTTCCTCTAAATGAAGACATGCATAAAGTGCTCTGGAATTAGCTTCAGAGCAGGGTCCACAAAATTCACAAAGATCTGCAATCATTGCGGAACCGAACAAGCAAAAAGAATCAAGAAGGTGAAACCATGAGATATAGAGAAGAGCCAGACGGAGAGCTATTTGATATGCAGAAAGGTAGATTCGTCCACCCTGATGACTTCATTCAAGAAATTCAAGACTTGAGCAATGAGGTAATTTCTCTTGAAGGCGAAATTCAGAAGTATCAAGATCATTCAGTTGACTCCGCTAAAGAAATTGATGACCTCCAGAAAGAAATTGATGCTGTAGAGGAACTGAAATCACCTCAATGGACGAAGACCTCAGATAGCCTTCCAGAAGGCGAAGCTGCTCATGTTGACTGTTGGGTTATTCGTAATGGATGCGTAGAAAATCTTCCATTCAACACACATTTCAAATGTTGGGACGATAGAGATTACGATGATTATTGGTGTGATGCTTTAGAAGTTAGTCATTGGATGAAGCAAGAAATTCCAAGTCCACCCAAGGAGGACTAATGGAACTTCGACCGTATCAGAAGCAATCAATCGATTGCATACTAAAAGAGTGGAGGAAAGTTCGCTCAACTCTGCTCGTTCTTCCTACAGGATGCGGTAAGACTATTGTATTCTGCAAACTTTCTGAGCTTAAGGTTCGGGAAGGGAGCAGGATACTAATTCTCGCTCACAGAGAAGAACTGCTGATTCAAGCAGCTGACAAAATGCAGAAAGCTACAGGCTTGAAATGTGCTGTAGAAAAAGCCGAGAAAACAGCATTCGGCTCATGGTTTCGTATTACCGTTGGCTCAGTTCAGACTTTGAAGAATCCAACAAGGCAGGAAAAGTTTTCGCCAGACTATTATGACTACATAATTATTGACGAGGCTCATCATGCTTTAAGCCCGACTTATCAGAGTGTCATTGATTATTTTTCCGGAGCTCAGATACTTGGCGTAACAGCCACACCTGATCGTGGAGATAAAAAAAATATAGGAAAGGTTTTTCAGTCAGTCGCTTTTGAGTACAGTTTGCCAGAAGCTATTCGCTCAGGATTCCTTTCGCCAATAAAGGCATTGACACTTCCACTAAATATAGAGTTGGGGAAATTAAAGATCAAAGCCGGAGATTTTTCTGAACGAGATCTCGATGACGCACTCGCTCCTTACCTGGAGTCAATCGCTGAAGAGATGGTCACACACTGCATGGATAGAAAGACTATGGTTTTCCTGCCATTGATCGCCACAAGTAAAAGAATGCAGATGCTTTTAAATGATCGTGGATTTAGATGTGCAGAAGTCAACGGAAAAAGCAAGGACCGTAAAGAAATTATAGCAGACTTTGGAACAGACAAATATAATGCCATTTGCAACTCGATGTTGCTTACCGAAGGTTTTGACGAGCCAAGTGTAGATTGCATTGTCTGTCTTCGTCCCACGAAAGTTCGAGCCCTCTATTCTCAGATAGTTGGACGTGGTACCAGACTCTCTCCAGAAACTGGGAAAAAAGATTTACTCGTTCTCGATTTCCTTTGGCATACAGAAAAGCATGAACTCTGTAGACCTGCGCATTTGATCTCCCACGATAAGTTTGAAGCCGATGCCATGGTAAAAATTATGGAAGAAAATTCCAAGAGTGGAAACCCTACTGCTCTCGATCTTGAAGATGTCGAAGACGAAGCTAAAAAAGATGCCGTCCAAGAAAGAGAAAACGCACTCGCTAAACAGCTCAAAGAAAAAGAAGGACGCAAAAAGAAACTTGTGGATCCAGTCGCCTTTGGATTGAGTATCGATGGTGATGACCTCAAAAACTACATACCAACAGAAGTTTATGAGATGGGCATAGCAAGTAAAGCTCAACTTGCCTTACTAGAGAGGCATGGAATAAACCCTGATGACGTGAGTTGTGCAGGGTATGCTTCAAAGCTCATAGAGAAACTTAAAGCCAGAACTGCGGCCGGAATGACTACTGCAAAGCAAATAAGATTCCTCAATCGCTATGGCTTCAAAAATGTACAAAACTGGACTCAGGACCAAGCATCTTCGATGTTTACTCGCATAAAAAAGAATCACTGGAATGTGCCGCCAAAAATCGACGCAAAAACTTTTGTTCCAGAAACAAAAGACATTAACCCTAACGACAAATGGATAACATCATTTTGACTAAAAAAGAAGAAGCATTAAAACTACTTGACCTTATCGACCCATCATCACTCGACTATGAAAACTGGCTGAATGTAGGAATGGCACTTGAGTCAGTCGGCTTACAAGCAAGTGACTGGGATACTTGGAGCCAATCAGACAACAGGTATGAAAAAGGCGAATGTAACCGCAAGTGGAAAAGTTTTCGCGGTAGTGGCAAAGGTGTATCAATCTCAACTCTCGCTATGATTGCCAAGGAACAAGGACATAACGTTAACTTTGGCACTGGTGAATATTTCGATAAGGTCAACGATGACGAAGACCTAGACATGAATGGTGAAATAGGTGGAGGTTCAAGTAAAGGTGAACACCAGATCATTGACCAAAACTGGATTCGTGAAACTCCGGTACCACCATGTTCAGAAAATTGGAAACCTAACTCAGATCTAATAAATTTCTTGTTGACCTTATTTAGGCAAGGTGAATATGTCGCTTACACAATGGAGTCGTTTTCTCCAGAAGATTCGCCAGATAAGTTCTTGCCCAAAACAGGTATCTTCGGCCACACAAGAGAGGATATGATTGATATACTCCGCAGCAGCAATGATCCCCTTTCACCATACAATCCAGAAGCCGGAGCATGGATAAGAGTAAACCCTTTTGATGGATGTGGAGTTAATGACAGTAACGTTAAGGACTTTCGCTATGCTCTGATCGAGTCTGATGAAATTTCTATTGAAAAACAGTACACGATCCTCAAAGAACTTGAACTTCCGATAGCAACACTTGTTCACAGTGGAGGTAAGTCGCTTCATGCTTTGGTCAAGATTGACGCACCCACATATGAAGAGTACCGCAAGAGAGTTGATTTCCTCTATTCGATTTGCCGTAAAAATTCTTTTTCAATAGACAAGCAAAACAGAAACCCTTCCAGACTTTCAAGAATGCCAGGTATTACGCGAAAAGGAAAACCCCAGTATCTAATTGATACAAACATGGGTAAAGAAAACTGGGAAGAATGGAAAGAGTGGATTGAAGATATTAATGATGACCTTCCAGAAATGGAAAGCCTTGCTGACACTTGGGACAATCCACCCGAACTCGCTCCAGAATTAATTTATGGTCTTCTGAGAGTTGGGCATAAGATGCTTGTTGCCGGACCATCAAAAGCGGGTAAGTCTTGGAGCTTGATTCAACTCTGCATAGCAATTGCTGAAGGTGGAGTATGGAATGGGTTTAAGTGCGCACAAGGTAAAGTCCTCTATGTCAACTTAGAGCTTGATAGACCTTCATGTCTTAATCGCTTTAAAGTAGTCTACGATAAATTTCAAATCACGAACCCCAACATAAGCAATATCGACATTTGGAACTTACGTGGTAAGTCGGCTCCCATGGACAAGCTTGCCCCTAAGCTTATTCGCAGAGCACTTAAGAAAAGATATAGCGCCATTATCATTGACCCAATTTACAAAGTAATTACTGGCGATGAAAACTCTGCTGACCAAATGGCGCATTTTTGTAATCAATTCGATAAAGTCTGCACAGAGCTGAAAGCCTCAGTGATTTGTTGCCACCACCACTCTAAAGGAACTCAAGGCGATAAGAAGTCTGCTGATCGATCTTCTGGCTCCGGTGTTTTTTCCAGAGATCCTGACGCACTTATTGATTTACTCCCACTGACAATAAACGAACCAACAAAGGAGATGATTGAGAACGAAGTTATTTGCAGCTCGATAAAAGAGTATATGAGAACAGTTGATCCAAACTGGGAAAATACTCTCACTGGGGATGAACAATTGGTCGCCAACTTTATGAGAATGAATGCTGAGACTGCACTGGGCGGAGACTCGGCAAAATTACCAACGATAATAAATCAAGCGATTCAACGAGCTGAATGTATTTCGGCATGGAGGATCGAAGGAACTCTTCGAGAATTCCCAAGCTTCAAACCTCGTAACATGTTCTTTAATTATCCAGTTCACAGACCAGACACAAAAGGCATGCTTGATGATGCACTTGCAGAAGGATCTCAACCTGCATGGAAAAAGCAAACTGAGGAAGAAAAGGAAGCCAAAGAGAAGGATAAAAAAGAAAAAAAAGATAAAGAAACAGATGATAGAAACAAGCTCATAAGCAATGAGTTTCGAGCTTGTCAAGAGTCTGGTGAGGTTATCACTTCAGCCACTTTAGCCGAACTCATAGGAGTATCAGATAAAACTCTGAGAAGGTACATAAAAAATCACCCAACATTAACCATAGAAAAATCAATCGTAAAGGAGAAAGCATGAATATACTGGCATTAGATGTAGCAACAAAAACAGGTTGGAGAAATAACCTCGCAGGAGGAACTTGGGACTTTTCAATTAAACGCGATGAGTCTGGAGGACTAAGGCTCATGAGATTCAAGTCCAAGGTTAAAGAGATCATTGCTCTTGATCGTCCTGACGTTGTGGTCTTTGAAAGAACGGCAGGTCATCATAAGGCAGCGTTGATAGTTCAAGCCGAATTGCATGGTGTTTTAAAGTCTCTTTTAGATGACGAGAACATTGAGTATAAAGCCTATTCCGCGTCCGAGATAAAAAAACATGCAACTGGCAAAGGAAACTCAAATAAGGATGCAATGATTAGTTCTTGTATTGAGAAGCTTAATATTCAGCCTGTGGATGACAACCACGCTGACGCATGTTGGATTTATGACCTTGCTCAAAAAGACTTTAAATTCAATTAATGTCGCCAGAAGAACAACTAGTAATTCTCGTCATCGTGTACGCTCTTGCAAGCGGTCTGCTCGATGACGTGCATTTAGGATAACAATAAGGAAAACAACATGAAAGAATCATGGCGAAAAAAAGATTACATAATTGGCGTTTATGTATGCAATGCCAGACCGAAAGCTCACCTCTTCACAGCAGTTGCAATTGATGAAGGCCATATGCCGAAAACTATGATTTGCTTCGGTAAAGGCTGTAGGTGTAACGCAACATTGAAATTACCAAAAGACAGGCCAGTACCGCCATTTATTCCAAAGCCTTCAATTGAGTGGAGAAGAGCTGACGGTAATAAAAATCTAATACCTTGGCCATTGACCACAAAGCAGGATAAATGGAGGAAGTTTAAGGTAGAAAAAAAGCAGCACTAACGCTATATTAAAGTATTAGCTTAAAGAAGACCATTTTTGAACTTCCCGTTTAATGGTCTTCTTTTTTATTTTACGGGAATAGTAGCTTCACCTTCCTGCTTCAAATCAAAGTCCTCTAAACTTCCACCTTTCATTATTGCCCCGGACTTACCCTTGATCAACTGAGGCTTGACTACATAGACATTATTGACCGGAGCTCCTAGATTCACTTGGAGACTCGCGCAGCCACATATAAGAAATATTATCATCAACATAAATATTTTTATCATTCTTCAACTTCCACTGTTACTGTTATTTGTTCATCGCTCACTTGAGAGCTGACTTCAATACCATCAAGAACTTCAACCTTAGCCTCTAAATAAGCCGGTCGAGAATTCGCACTAGCAAGGTGCTCTCTGATAGTGGCCGTCCCATTTATATTTGATAAGGCGAAAATCTTCTCTCTGATCGTCGGCATTATGGAGCCTCTTGATTATCGAGTATTTCTAGTGCAATTTGTTCCGCAGTTGGCATATCAGAAGCAATTGAATCAATTTTAACTTCATTGGCATCCACTTGCGCAATTACCGCACTTTGAGAATTTGATATATCCGCAGGAGTTGAGAAGCCTGTTGCTGTGGCGAAGTTCCCTTGATTGCTTTGTAGATCATCCGTATCTGCAAGTATGGCTGCTATACTCGCATTATCTGGCGACACTGTATTAGCTCCATCTGTCCCACGCTGATCTGTGTTTGTTGTAACAGTATCAACCAGGGCAACATTTGCTACTGTATCAGTGGCAGGATTGAAGTCATTTAAGTTATCAACTGCTGATTCAATGGCCGCTATCCCTGAGTTATCAGGCGTGACCGTATTG